TATATTAAAAATAAATATAAAATTGAATATTTTTAAATGATTAAAAAAAAGTATTTGAAAAAGTATATCTTATAATATATATATATATAAAAATACTATTTTTTTAAATCAATTTTTTATATATCAATTTTTCTATATTTAATTAATTTTTATTTTTATTAAAATAAAATTATTAATAAATAGTTATATTAAAAATAAATATAAAATTGAATATTTTTAAATGATTAAAAAAAAGTATTTGAAAAAGTATATCTTATAATGGGATTATTAGAGACATTTTTTAAAAGTATCATATAGAAATAATTATTTTCAAGTATTGTATACCTAGACAAATTACAGTTCCAATTTATATTTTTATTTTTTATTTATTTGTATTACTTTTCATGATTTTTATTTAAGTGCAATATGTCAGTGAAAAAAGTCTATAAAGAATATATAACTAATATTATTAATAAATGACTGATAAAAATATTAAAACAAGACTAATTGGTTATGCTCGTGTTTCTTCTGCTACACAAAATAATTCTTTAAAAGAACAAGTTGAGACATTAAAAGAATATGGATATTTTAAAGTATTTGAAGATGTTTGTAACCATTTATTTTAATTTAAGTTACATAATTATATTTTTTGAAAATAATAAAGAAAAGTATAACAATAAACAAGAATTAATAAGTAAATATATAGAATGTAATTAAATATTTACTGTATTCAATATGTCCGTTTGAATCATATAATTATATGTAAAATAAAAGGATATTTAAAATACATATAATTATATAATTCACAACATTTATTTTTAATATTTTTATGTATTTTTTTTTTTTTTAACAACATTTAATATACTGTAATAATTTTTAATGACAATTTATTTTTATAATAGACAATCAAGCGATAAACAAACATTGAAAAATGGCGAAACTGTATTAAATAATTATATGAAAAGTAATAAACTAAGTTATGAAAATTTTATACAAGTTGATGAACATAATTCAGCATTTAAATATGGATGGCGTAAAAGGAAGTTAGGAACTGATATTATTAATAAAATTCAAAAAGGTGATACATTATTGGTGACCGAATTAAGTAGAATATCAAGAAAATTGAAAGATTTACTTGATTTTGTTGATGAAGTAAAGAAAATGGGATTTAAAACAGTTATAATGAATAATAATTTAACGATAGATGATACACCCACTACTACAATAATTATTCAAGTATTAGGAATGGTTTATGAGATGGAGGCTAAAACATTAAAAGAAAGAACTAAAATAGGAATTGAACGAGCAAGAAAAGAAGGTAAACAAATCGGACGCCCAAAAACATATGAAGCAAAACGAAAATTAGATGATCATAAAAATGATATTATTGACTTATTAAAATTAGGAGTTACAAAAAAGAAAGTAGCAAATAAATATAATGTATGTGAGAGTACATTATATAAATTTATCAAGTTCTATAATTTGATAAATGATATTAATTGAACACCAATAAAAGATATCGAAAAAATAAAAAAAATGAAATTTTATTTTATTGATAATATTTTTCATCATAAAAAAGAATCACATAAGGAATCAATTTTTTTATAAAATAAATATAATAATAATATATATAAAATTAATATTGAGTAATAAAAGTATTAATTAATCAATAGTATGTTTTATAGGATAATAATTTTTATACATTTCTTTATTTGAAAATAATAAATCAACAACTGATTGTTGATTCCACGGAATCTGTAAAATATAAATATTTCCGTAAACATCAACCCAATATATATTTATATCAATTTTTCGTAAAATAGATGTTGTTGTCATATTTAATAATCGCCCAGGAAATTGGGGGGTATATGTATATTGTGTTCTTTCTTGTGTAGAAGAGGGAGCTATAAAAGAATCTAGAGCTTTTATAGAATCGTCACCATTGCCATTTATTAGAGTTTGATTAACTGGTAGTGTATTAGAAGAAAATATGATTCTTTTGAATGGATTCCAATTTAAAATTGAAATATATTCTTGAGTGATAACTAAATAATCTCCGCTAAATGGCGGATTATAATTTGGGGTATTTAAATTATTATAATAATAATCACTTGGATATAATAGAATATCTCGGCCATCATTAGCAAAATCATTTAATGATATTGTTTTTTTAATAAATGATCCCATTATAGTGAATAATTTATGATTCATATAAATTTTTATTGGATTTGCTAAACTAATATCATAATAATCTTTTTGACATACAAATGAAAATAATTGAGTAACTGAATTATATGTAAAAATGGGAGGAGCTGGTGGATTTCCCCCTATAGTGGATGGTTTTGTTAACAAGGCATTAAAACCAGTTGATAATGCAGTATTTAATTGATTTAAAAACCATTGAAAAGTAACACAAAAATAATAATTTGATTTAACTTGTTTATTTGTTTGTGGATTTATAAATGGGTTAGGTGGTGATTCATCTAATTCTGGATTCCAAATAATATATTCTAATCGTACATCATTATCATATTCTATTGTTATACTATATTGTAATAATTGAGGATCAAGATTTATATATTCAATATCATAATTTGCGTATTCGTAATATGTTTTTGCTACTGGCATAATACCGATGGGGATAAAAAAATTCGAAATATTAAATTTTAGTATTGATACATAAAATTTAGAACAATCAAATAATATATCAGAGTCTCGCTCTATAAAATACTGGCTATTTTTTGAGATTTTATCTTCATTTACAATTGTGGCATCAAAAAATAATATATCAGTATCTAAATTACCCTTATATATATATTTATTATTTGTAGACATTATATATATTATATATTATATTTAAATAATTTTAATAAAAAATCATCTTTATCAATTTCATTTTTAAATAAATTATAAAATTCATCAATATTTTTTTTATAAAAAAGACAGCGACATACTACCCATAAGCCACAAGTTCTACTTTTTTTTCCTTGAAAAATATAATTATTATATTCAATATTTCTTTTTGACTTCATTAATAGAGCTGTTAAATGAGGTAATAATAAATTATTTTCTTTTCGAAAATAATTATCTGCAAATCGTAATTCATAATCAGGCATAATTCCATATGAGTCAAAAAATTCAATAGAATTATTTTTATTTATAAAAAATGTACACCAATGACCATAATTTATATCTGTATGTTGATATAATAAAATTATAAATTTAGATAAATTTATTAAATATTCAATATTATTATATTTTCTTAAATCTGAATATGTTATAATTTTACATTTATAATTTAATAATTTATAAATATCATAATTAGACAAAGAATAATTTTTATTTAATTTTTTTAAATCAAACATTTTTTTATATAATTAATGTATATAAAAATATAAAATGTTTAAAGTTGATAAAATTTGGGATCCAAACTTCAATTTTAAAAATAATGACCGTTTTGTAGCTTTGATGGGAGGTCTAGAAACAACTCCGAGACTTTATCCCTTTGATAGTGGATCAGGCAATACTAGATCAAAAATAACGCAAAATTTACCTCCTCTTACATCTGTGAATAAAAGATGGCTAATAAATGTTCCTGTTCAAATTGATTTTACAGGAAATAGTAATGATCCAAATAAAAATTTATTACAATCTGGATATGATGCATTCAGAAATGATCCTTTATATGCTATTATGAAATTATTAACACTAACATTAAATGGGCAATCTTTTTCATTGCCACTTTCAGAAATATATAACGCACTTAAAATGTATCATAATAATGCTCGAGATTTAGGAGAACGATATGGTTCTATGCAGCCATCATATCGAGATATGTGTCAATCATATTCACAACTTGAAGGATCTATTAGAAATCCCTTAAATTCAATATTTGATAGCAATGCTAGAGATTCTTGTGGTAGGGGCGCTTTTTATTTAGAAAGTTTTTCAAATACACCATTATCTGCATCATTAACCACAACATTAACTTGTGAAATTCCAATTTCCCCATTACATTTTGGAAATAACTTAGAAGTAGAAAATTTTATAAATCTAAGTAGTTTAAGTATAGATATTTTGTGGGAATCTGTATTATCTAGAATTTGGTCTCATTCGACTGCTAGCACATCAACTATTACAAATATAGACGTGACATTATTTCCCCCAGTTCTATTATTAGAACAAAAAACATATCCTTTATCATTGCAGCTGGATATGCCGATTACAAAGCTATATCCATATAGTGAAATTGTTGTAAATACGCGAGATATTGGAGTTATAAATTCTGGAGTTGAAGCTACTTTTTCTAGCAATACAATTCAGCCAAGTAGCATCCCAAGATGGATTATGGTTTATTTTCAAAAAAATGTAAATTTAAAAACATATGAAGATACAGACACATATGCACAAATCAATCAAATTCAGATTGAATGGAACAATAAAAATTCTTTATATGCTAATGCGGATTTAAAATTTCTTTATAGAACTTGTGTGAAGAATGGACTAGATTTAAATTTGACAGATTTTTCGGGTAACGATTCATATATCTATTTGGGAAATCAAACAAGTATTGTTAATGGTGTTGGGTCTGTATTACTTTTTGAAATGGGCACAGATATAGCTTTGAATAATGATGAATCTTTTGGCGTTGGAGGAAAAAATACCCTTAATATTACTTGTAAAATGAAAAATGTGCATCCAACAGATAACATCAATTATACAATGTATGTATTAGCAATTATACCAGGAATTGTAGCACTAAAAAAAGAACAAGGAAGCAAAAATACAGCTGTTATTTCTCGTTTAGATGTATTAGATAGTAAATTTACTGATGAAATAACATATGAAGATTTAAATCAGAGGTTAATGTCAGGGGGATTATTTAAAAATGTTATTAAGTTCGCTAAAAAACACGGCAAAGACCTATATAATGTTGTAGTTCCTCTTGGCAAAAAGATAGCAAAAAAAGTTGTTC